ACGGAGAGTAATCAGACTTGCCCCTGGCGCCGGGGCAGGAAACATAATTTTAAAAGAAAGGTGGTGGATCCTCCGAGGCCAATATACATGGTGATACAATATGCTACACAGGGACTGGGGAAAGCCGGGTTACGTGCCCGGCTTCTCTTCTGTACTATTCTACGAATTCTAGTTTTCGCCTAGCAGATGGATTCCAGATTTCTGCCCCATCGTAGAGCCAAATTACAACCGGCTCCACTGTTTTCCCTTGGTAATAAATGGCTTTTGTAATATTGTTAGATGTCTTTTGTAGCGTTCTGGGTTTTAATCCTGTCGCTGCCGAAAATATATAATTCATTTCCTCTATAAGGGAATAATTGCCGTATATTTGCAATTTCTTTTGAGGATAACGCTGCCCCTTTTTACTGAGTGCATAACCCATGTATACTGAACTATGGAGCTCCACCCATGCCCTACAAAAACCCTTATCGTTTATGTTGCTGGAAGGATATCGTCTCTCTTGAGCTTGCCTTGGTGACCAATCACAAGCCTTCAGCAGTTCCTTGAGAGAGTCAACCGTTTCGGCCCGAATGATTTTCAAACGGTACTGAGGAACTGTCCTACCTGAGATTTTTTGGATTGCCGAAGTAATTCCTAAGCACTCGCGGACCGTATTAATGTACCAGCGGTCCCGATGCCGCACCAAATATCCTTCTGCTCCTTCTCCCATCGTACCCCACAAGAGGCCTAATATATAAGCCCCTGTGTCGGTTGTAACATTTATCATTTTTTTACAGACTCGGTGAAAACATTGGGGAGCGCAGCGAAATGCTTTTGCATAACCGCTTTAAGTTGGCCCGTCGCAATACATAGCTCGTCATAGTCGTTCCGCTGTATGGCCCGCTCCAATCGGGCAAAAACTTGCATTGTTTCGGACTCCCATGCTGCCGCCCATTCGATTTTTATTTCCGATGCAACTTCTGGCGATTTGGCTTTTGCCAACCGCTGTGATATAGATTTACGCCCCATAACTAACACCTCCAAGTTGTTACTGTACCTTTTTTAATATTATTGTCCCATTGCGGTTAAGGTCAGCGTCTACTATCGCCGGGCTGTTGTACTGCTTGGTTAGCGGGCAGTAACTGCCCCTAGCATTGTAAATGCACTTTTCGCCATACTGAGATCTCCCGACCTCGTAGCCATCTGGCAGCACATACATTTTCCCGCCATCGTCGTACCCCTCATAAGAGCAGGTATCATCACCCCACGGATACAAGGAGTAACCCTCTCCTTGCTCGTCCATCATGACTGCTCTGGTACAGGTGATTTTATAGATTTTTATTTTTGTCATTATTAATGCCCTCCTTTACTTTTTGGAGACAATTGTGTTAACCTTAAAGTGTCGTATCAAGCGCGGATTAAAACAACTTTAGTTTTTGGTGCAGCAATAAGGGGTAAGCGCCCCTTATTGCTTTTCTGGGGCTAATTAGCCTCGCAGTCGCCATAACAGTAAGTCCCGCATTTGGGACAGATGTTGGTGCCGCGAGCAGCTATATCATCAGCTGCCTTGTCCGCAAATGCCTTGCGCTCGGCGATAATTGCGTCAACCGCTCGGCTAAACTCCCGCGCACCTACCAGCAGGTCAGCGGGGCAATCTCCAGGCTGTGATAAATAGACTACATGCCAGCCGGTTTTACCGACAGTGTTGTCGGGCAATCCGCTCATAGCGCAGTTGATGCTTACGTAATTGGGACTTGCGCTACTCCAGCTAAATAAATTATCCTCGCTTACTGCGCTGCTAAAATTGGGCCCAGCAGCATGTGTCTCGTCAATATGGCTCTTGGTTATAATCTTCATCTTTATTTTCCTCCTCTATGTTATAAATTGAGATTGACATATCTATCCCATCCTGGTAATAACCCGAATACTAATGTCCTCCAGGCCAACTGCCTGATGTGGGGAAGTAAACCCTTCTGAAGCTCGGCTACTTTTTCCCTGCTGAATAGGGAAACAGACTGCCTGTTCGCCAAGCTGAAGCCCAGCAAAAAGCTTTGTTTCTGCCTGCACCGCACCGAAGGACTCCACTAAGGCGCGGGTATCCGGATGGCCGATATAATGCGGAACGCCGGTAATATCTATGTTGAGGACTTCCCCTGTTCCCCTGCAATTGGGACAAGTCCCTAATGCCTGAATGGTTTCCACTCTGTATGTACCATCCAAGGGCAATACGGTGGTGCTTAGAACGGCTACAAACATATCATTTCCCCTCCTCTCTGGCGTAGGACGCCACCCTGATTCCTTTGCCACCCCTGCTGAGGCGGCAGGTAAGCTAAAAACTGAGGGATTAAAGGAGCCCGGCCTCCCGCGCGGCCTCGCATATGGCCTGGTCCACATCATCCAATAGGCCATCGTCCTCCTGCTTGTTGCGGAAATTAAGGCATTCGGACATATCTTCAATATCATCAAATCTCTCCTCAAATCGGCCCTCAATTTCGAGAATAAAATCCGGATTCCTAGGGGTCCCTGTATATCTTGCGGATACCCTCTCCAAATTTAGACTGTTTATTAAATCTACTAAATTTTTAATCCTCTTTTCCATATGTTCCCGTCTCCTTTCGCCCCGCTCCTTTTCGAGCTGCCAGGCTAGTCTTTCTTTTCGGCCCTCTCAAAATATTCTTCCAAGGCTGTGGCAACTATCTCAGTTTTCGTCTTTCCGGTGTCCTTAGCGAGCGCCTCTAACTTCTCGTTTAGGGCAACGGGTAATCTGAAATTTAGCTGTACCATTACTTGTGCCATATACCTAATCCTCCTTGCTCGTTTTGGGTAATATTATACGCTTGCTTGCTTTATATTACAAGGAGTTGTTGCCCCTCGCGCCGGCATTGGCGCCGGCTGGCCTACTGCGGATTCTGGCGCTCTCTTTTTATGAGCCAGTCACCAGATATGTCGCTAAACTCAATACTGCCCATTATTTCGAGCTTTTTGCATTCTTCTGTTAGCCATTCATCGTGCCCATTATCCGCCAAGAAACTTTCCAGGCTTCCGGCATGCACTAATTCGCCATCATTGTAGACCAGTATAACCTCAGCGATGTATTCCTCCGCATCTTCCTTGTTGCAAAATATTGCCCAGGGTTCCTGTTCTTTGTTCTCTACAACAACAGCCCACGCACCGTCAAATGTTCTTGCTGTTTTTAACATTTTCATTCGCTTCCTTTCTGCCGGGATTAGCCGCCCGGCCTCGGCTGGTTATTAGTACCTGCTCCTTATGTGCTTCCCTCGCATGTAATCTATCCGGGTACATTGCCTAAGTCTCTCGATAAGGCGCTCGTTTGCCTTCCTGGCTGCCTCCCTATCGCCGATGCCTCCGGCTGTGCTAATCCCGTACACAAAATCCAGCTTTCCTGTCCATCCACATATTTTTGCTATTTTGTTTATCGCTTCCTTTTCCGCCTGCATGGTATCTATCAGCCTTCCGGTATCATCGTCATGGTGCCAGATGCCAAAGGGGATAGAGCTCACTTTCAAATAATCAGTATCGTTATCCGGGATGCAAATGGGAATGATAACATACTCTATATTCATGCTATCCGCTCCTTTCTAAAAATCCTCAAGCAAAGCATTTGCCTTGATTCGGGATTCTTAACTTCCGGTTTTGCCCCCGCTTTCTCTTACGTTCTCCTGACTTTACGGAAACCACCTTATAGGCCAGGTGCGCCATGTACTCGCGGCTTACGGGTATTCTGCTGTGAAAGAGCTAGAGATTTTAACTTTGCGGCTCCCCCTGTTCTTCGCCGGTGTCTCTCGAACCGCCCGAACCGTCCGGCCTATGATTAAATTATAAAGCAAGCAAGCAAGCAAGTCAAGCGAAATTTAAAACGGCTATAAACCTGCACGCTACCGGCATCCAAGCCACTTTCACCCCCAGGCTGTGAAAATGAGAACAAAGTTTTTTATAAAATAAACGCAAAAAGGGGACGGAGAAGAGCCTGCGAGCCTTAGAGCCATGCTGATTACAGAGGTTTGACAAAAGTCTGTAAAAAATAAGCTAAAGTCAATGTTATAATGGAACCATGGAGAGTTGCCGAGGGGCGGCATAACTTAATACATTCGAGCCTGGCGCGAGCCGGGCTTTTTATTTTGGAGGTTACAATGCATGTTCGCATTATTATCTCTGACGAAGAAAAACAGGAAGTAGCTGGAATTTGGGGTATGTCGCTAAATATACGGTTTCGCGTATTGGACATGTTTAAAGGCCCACTATACGACTACTATGTGATTTGGCTGCCCGACTACTCCACCACAGTTAGGTGCCCGGTAAAATGGGTGAGAAATTAGATATTGAGTTTTGCTATGCAGACCTACCATAGTATATGTATATAGTAGAATGGTATGGAGCATCTTTAACAAAGCCAATAAAATAGCCACTTTAAGAGCAAAAACGTAGCGTCATTTCCGCGTCTTTTTTATGCCTTTTTTGACGCGAATATGACGGTAAGAGGTGAACGCAAAAATGATAAAGGAAACTAGGTATATAAGTGAAAAGACCGGTGAGTTAATAACCGGACAGAAGCAGCGTGTAGGCGAACGCTTTGACCCTGAAAGAGGATATTTATTCAGACACCAAAAACACGGATTTAAACAATTTGACGATATTTCTTTCCCAGAAAGCCTTACGGACGCCGAAATAGGCAAGTTAACCAGACTGGCTAAAAATATTTATCGGGATAGCAATTTGCTTGCTTACAGGGGAAATGGCGGAATTAAACCCCATACCCCGGAAACGATGTCAAGAATTATTTGCTTGGGGCAAAGACAAATAGAACGATTCTTATCCAAAATGATTAAGCAGGGGATGATGGCTAAATGCCGGGTAGAAGTGGGAGAAAAAACGGAAATTCATTACTATATAAACCCACTTTATTTTTTCAGCGGCAAGCGGATTAATTTGAACTTATATTTATTGTTCCGGACGCAGCTTGATGCTTATATCCCGAATTGGGCCAAAAGCTTGTTTATAGAACAGACAGGCCAAAGCAAACTGAATTGATGATAGGCATAGCAGTGTCAGGTGGTTGGATAAACTCTCCCCTTGTGGTAGCATTAGGGAAAAAGGAGAGGGGAAATACTAATGGAGTTTGAGCAAAGACGAGAATTAAGAGACAAATTACTTAAAAAGGCATACGACTATTACTTCGAGAAGAATGGGAGCGAAATGTATGTTGATGAAGGTAAAGAAGGCCCCGAAACACTTTTAGCATATGAGTATTTAAAGGATAAAAGATTGATTGAATATATCCATTTTGGCGGCAAGGAAATGAAGGCAAAAATTACATCATTGGGAATAGATTTTATTGAAAGTGGACAGAAATTTAACAAATGATTGTTAACCGTTGCAAGCCCCTACGGGGGCTTTTTTCATGCGGATTCTAGGAGGTGGGGAGAGTGGCAGATAAGATAACAATTAAACAAGAGAAATTTGTACAGGGCTTATTTGCTGGCCTATCTCAGAGGGATGCATACAAAGAAGCTTTTAATACAACGAATATGAAAGAAAAAACCATAGATGAAAAAGCGTGTTTACTGGCGGGACGGGACAAGATTAGGGCAAGACTTGAAGAGCTCCAAAATGAGGTTAAAGAGCGCAATATGGTTACTATCCAGAGGATCCTCCAAGAGTACGCCAGACTTGGTTTTTATGACCCTCGCAAGTTCTTCAATGATGATGGCAGTCCAAAAGGCATCCAAGAGCTGGATGATGATACCGCGGCAGTGTTAGCGGGGCTTGAAGTTATGGAAATATGGGAAGGCCGGGGCGATAATCGTCAGTTTGTTGGCTATCTAAAGAAATACAAATTGCCAGACAAGAAGGGCGCTCTAGATTCAATGGCCCGGCACCTGGGGATGTTCGTGGAGAAAAAAGAAATTACTGGGACCCTGGAAGTAGGTATAAAATTGCCTAGTGATATACCGGATGATTAACCAGAACCTTGAACGATTGCCCGAAATAACGAACGATTCCTTCTATCGGCTGCACAATGACAAAAGCCGCTATTTGGTTCTTGTCGGCGGCGGCGGCTCCGGAAAATCGGTGTTTGCAGCGCAAAAGGTAGTCCGGCGAGTAGCGGGGAGAAGAAAACACAGAATTTTAGTAGTTCGCAAAGTAGCCAAGACCCTGCGCGAAAGTTGTTTTGCTTTGGCGCGCGGGGTTATTTCGGACTTTGGCCTGACAAATTTATTCCGGGTCAACAAATCAGACATGACTATCCGGCACGCAAACGGCAATGAAATTATCTTTGCGGGCCTGGATGATGTCGAAAAACTGAAATCAATATACAATATCACTTCCATATGGATTGAAGAGGCCAGCGAGATAGAAGACACCGATTTTAGACAGCTCGACATACGCCTGAGAGGCGAATCCGATAGCTACAAGCAAATAATACTCAGCCTGAATCCGGTTTATCACGGGCATTGGATACTGCAGGAATTTGTCGGCCCAAACTGGACGGCCAAAAAGCCGAACACAACCGTTCATCATAGTACTTTTAAAGACAACCGTTTTCTTGACGAGGAACAAAAGGAAGTTCTGGAGGCGTTCAAGGACGTAGACGAATACTATTACACCGTTTACTGCCTGGGCGAGCCTGGTGTACTTGGCAAAACAATCTTCCCGGCCAAGATCGTCAGCGAGCGAATAGCATACCTGCGAAACAAAAAGCCCTTAAAACGGGGCTTTTTTGCGTATGAGTATGAAGATGAGAAAATAGTGGACAGCTCCATTAAATGGGTAGACGACTGGGAAACCGGATATATCGCAATATATCAAGAACCAAAACGGGGCTACCCTTATGTGATTGGGGGGGATACTGCCGGGGATGGCTCAGATAATTTTACCGGCCAGGTGCTAAACAATGTTACTGGAAACCAAGCAGCAGTCCTAAAACACCAATTCGACGAGGACTTATACACTCGGCAAATGTATTGCCTAGGTAACTATTACAACCAGGCATTAGAGGCCGTAGAAACCAATTTCAGCACATTCCCGGTGAAAGAACTGCAAAGGCTGGGCTATTACCACCAGTTCAAGCGAGAGGCCATAGACGAGATTAGCAAGAAGCGGTATCACAAGTATGGTTTCCAGACCACTAAATTGAGCAGGCCGCTTATAATTGCTGGACTGGTGCAGGTAGTCAGGGAGCACCCGGAACTGTTTCAGGACATTGCTACCTTAGAAGAAATGCTTACCTTTGTACGCAACGAGAAAGGGAGGGCGGAGGCACAGGAGGGCAAGCACGACGATTTAATCATGGGCTTGGCTATAGCGCATTATGCGAGGGGGCAGGAAATAGAGAGTCCGCCGGTGGAAAAGATAGCATTGCCCGAAACATTGCCCCCCGACTTGCGTCGGGATTTAGAGGCCGACCCGGCAGCTTTGGCCCACTGGCTGAGCCAGCATAAGAAATATAACTAGAGCCAGCAACCCAGCACCCTTCGTGGGTGCTTTTTAAATGCCTGAAAGTAGGTGATTTCTTGAGACTACCCAGTATAACCAAGGCGGTGAAGCGGATAATGAAAGACCCGGAACAGATGGACGAAGACCAGCGGCAGGCCAAGCTCGAAGAGTGGAAAAGGCGGCTGCGCAAGGCCATGGAAGAACACGAAACCTTCCGGACTGAGTGTGCCACATACGATGCGCTTTACGGCGGTACCAAGCAGATCAGGCCATTGGGCAGCACGGACATATATGTTTCTGACAGATACCCGGAGCAAGGAAATCCAGAACCGGCGCGGCAAGTGGTAAATCTGTGCTTCCAACTGATCGAGAGCCAGATAGACATCAACCTACCTGTACCGGCGGTGGAACCTACGGAAGAAGAGGACGAGAACGAGCGCCGTAACATGATAGAGGGCCAACTGGCTTATATGGCCGGCGATACTTCGTTGCGCCGGATAAACAGCGAAAACGAGCGCATTGCCAAAAAAAACGGCATTGCCTATTTCAAAATAGGCTGGAATCCCGATTACAAGGCGCATACCTACCGGGGAAGAATCGAAACCACCAATCCGCATC